TATTCTGGTATGGATAAAGAGAAACTTAAACTGATTGTTCATAATCTAGAGTTGCTAGTGGACTCTTTAAAATCTGAGATTTATTCAGATGTAGATGCTTATAGAGCGAACTATGAAGAGATAGCACCTTACATCAATGACTATGATGAGATATTTTATGACGGAGACGATGATGGATATCCAGACTGAGTTTGAGTATATGAAACCAGAAGTAAAACTAATCAGCGTTACACCTGATGCAGAGAAGCACATGGCATATTGTGCTCGGGTGAGTAATCCTGCAAATCAAGAAAGTCAAAAGTTTTCTGGTCTTCTCAAGTATTGTATTCAGCATCAACACTGGAGCATCTTTGAGCAAGCAACAATGACTGTGGAGATTAACACAACTCGTGGTATCGCAGCTCAAATACTTCGTCATCGCTCATTTACCTATCAAGAGTTTTCACAACGATATGCTGATACTAATCTTCTGAGCAAGACTATTCCTCTTCCAGAACTTCGGCGGCAAGATGATAAGAACCGTCAGAATAGTATTGATGACATTCCAGACTACCTGAAACTGGTTTTGAGTGAGGATATTCGTGTTCATTTTGAACACGCTCTACACCTCTACAATCGCCTTCTAGAGGCAGGAGTCGCAAAGGAGTGTGCCAGGTTCGTGCTGCCCCTAGCAACGCCCACACGCCTGTATATGACGGGCTCCGTGCGTTCCTGGATACACTACATAGACTTGCGTTCTTCCCACGGCACACAGAAAGAACACATGGAAATCGCAGAGGCAGTTCGTTGTATCTTTACCTGTCAATTTCCTGCTGTATCTGAAGCACTTGGTTGGAAGCGTGATGATTGTGATGATTGTGAAAGTCTTCAACCATCACTTCGCATAGACTAAATATTCTTACACTTTATGAAAATATATGGCAGTATATCCCGTTGTTAATAGACAGACTGGTGAACAGAAAGAAGTCAAGATGAGTGTCCATGATTGGGATCAGTGGAAACAAGATAATCCTGATTGGGACAGAGATTGGTCGGATCCATCAACTTGTCCGAACTCGGGTGAGTTGGGTGAAGTTTATGACAGACTTAAAAAAACTCACCCAGGTTGGAATGATGTTTTGCATAAAGCATCAAAAGCTCCAGGATCTCGCGTAAAACCAGTCTGAACCTATGGCAAGAAAAAGAAGAACGAACGATCAACCAATTGGTGTTGGGCTCACTGCAAAACAGATGAAACGCAAAAAACCAATCAACTCCGACCTTTTGATTGATATTGAACCTCTTACTGATAATCAAAAGACATTATTTAATGCTTATTCAAATGGACAGCATCTAGTTGCTTATGGTTGTGCAGGAACAGGTAAAACATTCATTACACTTTATAATGCGCTTTGTGATGTTCTAGACGAAAGATCTCCTTACGAAAGAATCTATATTGTTAGATCTTTAGTTGCTACTCGTGAAATTGGTTTTCTTCCAGGTGACCATGAAGATAAATCAGCACTCTATCAAATTCCTTATAAGAATATGGTAAAGTATATGTTTCAACTTTCATCAGATGCTGACTTTGAAATGCTCTATGGTAATCTGAAAGCACAAGAAACGATTAAGTTTTGGTCCACATCGTTTCTTCGTGGAACAACCTTAGATAAAGCAATTGTTATCGTGGATGAGTTTCAGAATTTAAACTTCCATGAACTTGATAGTATCATTACCCGTGTTGGTGAGGACAGTCGTATTTGTTTTTGTGGTGATGCAACTCAATCAGACCTCATAAAAACTTCTGAGAAAAATGGAATTATAGACTTTATGAGAATTCTAAGAGAGATGCCATCCTTTGACATAATTGAATTTGGTGTTGATGATATTGTTCGTTCTGGTATCGTGAAGGAATATATTATGGCAAAGATTGGACTGAATCTATGACATTTTCTCATTGCAATTTTCTAGGTAAACTGGAACTACAAAAGAAAGAAGACAATGGCACTCGTTTTTACCTACTTCCAAGTGGGCAATGGGTGCCCTCTATTACTACTGTTACTGGATTTTTTAAGAAAGAAAAAATATTAGAATGGCGTAAAAGAGTTGGTGAAGAAAAAGCAAATCAGATTAGTAGAAAAACATCTGCACGAGGAACTGATTTTCATCAAGTTTGTCAAGACTATCTTGAGAACAAAGAATTAAATTGGGATGATTACAAACCCCTAACAAAGTTTATGTTCTTTCACGCAAAACCTTATCTTGATAAGATAAATAATATACACGCAATTGAGAGAACTCTTTACTCTGAATACTTTGGAGTTGCTGGTAGAGTAGATTGTATTGCTGAGTACGAGGGTGAACTAGCAGTTATTGATTTCAAAACATCCGAAGAAATAAAACCAGAACAATGGATTGAAAACTATTTTGTTCAAGAAATGTTTTATGCTGCTGCTTATTATGAGTTAACAGAAATACCCCCAGTTAAATTAATCACTATTATGGTTACACCAAATGGTGATGTGAAAATATTTGACAAAAGAAACAAAGGGGATTATATTAAGTTATTAGTAAGATACATTAAAAAATTTGTAGCAAACAATTCTTATGAAAGATCAAGTAAGTAAAGCATTAGAGGAGAAATTTTTGTGTTCTGATAAATTTTCTCAAAAAATTGAAACGATTGTCAAAGAATGTAGTGTATCTTATATTGATGCTATTATTCAGTTTTGTGAGGAGAATAGTGTTGAGATTGAAACTATTCCTAAATTAATATCAAAACCTTTGAAAGAGAAGTTAAAGTTTGAAGCTACGCAACTTAACTTCCTGAAGAAGACGAGTAAAGCAATGTTGAAGTTTTAATGACCCCTTTTGATTGCTATAAAACATATCTTGCATTTAAAAATCATTTTACAAAAGAGTCTTACGATTATCACAAATACTGCGGAAAGTCCAGAGTAACTTTAGACTCTTTTTATAAACGCAAAGACCGTTACTTTTTTGAGAAGACATCCAGACAAAGAAGTGATAAAGAGGTAGAGAACTTTTTCATTGCTAATTTTGCTTTATGTGATGATCCCCAATCATTATGGATTGGAGAAATTATCCGAAACGGAAGCACTAATTATTTGGAATGGCAAAAAAGAGTTCAGGGATTAAAATATATTTTTAAACAAGAAACAGAATCTTTGTTTTCTGATGAAAAGTTAGAAACAGTATTTGATTGTTCAAAAGGTCATCCAATTTTACTTAAAAAATTTTTGAGTAAAAGTGTATCAATTGAATCAATGGTCATCTATGACAATATCTTTTTTTACTGTAAAAAGTTTGATAAAAAACTTTTAGATCCAGTATGGAAAACCGTAAGTTTGAGAATTAAAAAATACAAACCATTCATAAATATTGATGTATTTGAGTATAAGAGAATTGTGAAAGAAATTGTTTTTAAAATCTCATGAGTTTTTTTAGTTCCGATATTGTCCAAGAAGAAGTTCGTAAACTTTCAGAATTACAAAAGGAAGTTTATTCTAATATGTTCAACTTTGTCTTAATGGACAGAGAGGATAAATTGAAACATCTAGAAACTCTTGAGGAATTAATTGAAACTCAGAAGTTACTGTATACTCGTTTGAGTTTGTCCGATGATCCTGAGGCACGCGAGTTGAAAAAACACATTTTGAATCATGCAGTTTCTATGGGTATGCCATCTAACACTGATTTGAATATCTTGCTTGACAATATGAAAACTCTTTTAGAAGACACCAAAAAGCAGGTTGACAAAAGTTGACCTATAAATTAAAATACAAAAGTAATCCAACCAAATACAACGAATACGGAGAATACGAATGTCCTTTTCAGACCTTAAAAAACAATCTAAACTTGGTTCGCTCACTGCTAAACTTGTAAAAGAAGTAGAAAAAATTAGTCTGGGTGAATCAACTGTAGATGAACGATTTTGGAAACCCGAGGTAGATAAAGTTGGTAACGGTTTTGCAACGATCCGTTTCCTGCCTGCTCCTGAGGGTGAAGAACTACCTTGGTCTAAAGTGTGGAGTCACGCTTTCCAAGGTTCTGGTGGATGGTATATTGAAAACAGTCTTACAACTTTGAACCAAAAAGATCCTGTATCCGATTACAACAGGGAACTGTGGAACAGTGGCAATGATAAAGACAAAGAAACTGTACGTAAACAGAAGCGTAAACTGTCTTACTACGCAAACATCTATGTTGTGAAGGATCCTGCTAATCCTCAGAACGAAGGTCGTGTCTTCCTCTATAAATTTGGTAAGAAGATCTTTGATAAGATTATGGGTGCAATGCAACCTGAGTTTGAAGATGAAGAAGCAATCAATCCGTTTGATTTCTGGCAAGGTGCAAACTTCAAACTAAAAATTGTAAAGAAAGATGGTTACTGGAATTATGATAAATCTGAGTTTGATCGCCCTTCTCCTCTGCTGAGTGATGACGATGCCCTTGAAGGACTCTGGAAAAAAGAATACTCTCTTACTCAGTTCCTTGCTGCTGATCAGTTCAAGACTTATGATGAACTTGAGAAGCGTCTTAACTATGTTCTGAATACCAAACCTCAACAACGTCGCATTGATGAGGAAGTTGACGACGAAGACAATAATCGTGGGTCTTATACTCCCGACTTCTCTTCACGTCATCCTGAACCAGAACTTCCTATTGTTAGTTCCTCTCCAAAAGATGAAGATGAAGATGATGCTTTGAGTTACTTCCAACGTCTTGCAGAGGAGTAATTAAACTCCCGTGATGTTAATGTTGTCGGTTGCTTTCAAACTATTTGAAATATAATCTGACGATTGTTTATAGGTTGATATATCTTCAAGATCATTAATTACATTTTGAAGATATATCTCTCTTAATATAAAAATATTCCTCTTTTTATCATTAAGTTCTTCTTCGTAGTCATAAAAAGATACTGGTTGAGCAATATCTGATCCTGCTTTAGGAACTATAACTCCTAAACCCTCATCATAATACTCAAGAGCTGCTTGCCCAGAAACTGCTAATCTATTATAGAAAGTTTCGTCTACGATTAGTCCAGCATTTTGAATAATTTGGTCTGTTGAGTTTCTGACTTCTAAAGTTTTGTAGTATTTAATTTGGTAAAAATTTTCTTCAGAATTATACTTTTGAATTAAATAATTATAAAGTGCTTGTTGACTAAGCGGCCACTCATTATAAACATCTAAAACATTATTTGTCAGTAGAATAACCCAATCATATATCGCAGTTCCATAAAATTTTTCAGACACTTGATCTGGTCTTTCATCACCTATAATCGAATACTTGGTGAAGAAAGAAGCATTTTGGAAAATATCAGCACGAATTTTTCCTCTGCGAAAAAAGTTTTTTGTTACAATGGTATCTAAACTTGAGTTACTATCAACAAGTTGAGAATGATATTGTAGATTTGGAAGTGTGTTAAAATACATTTTAGTAACCTACCACTGAGAAATCTCCTTCACCAGTTTCTTCATCTAGTTTATCATAATCCTCATCAAAAATAGGTTCAACTTCTCCAAAGCTTAATGTCATATCATAACTCACCATAGAACCATCACCATAGGTCATGTAGGAACCATCTGGCATATAGTTCACTGACATATTTTGCAGAGCACAAAGTTTTAATGTTGGTAAGTATGGATGTTTTTTTGCGGTTGCTCTTTCAGGTTCCACATAATAGAATGTAATTTTAAAGACATTAGGAGATGCTAAAAACACACTGTTAAGTCCTCTTTTTACTGACATACCTTGTTTGAGAGTTCTAACAATTTTTTTAACATTCGACGCTTCAATCTCATTTCTTGGTGTCATTTTAAATGAAAATGAAAAACTTCTAAGTTCTGGACTTTTGAATAAAAGTTCTGCATTTGGATTCAGAATAGCTCCGGTCGAACGAGTTAGAGTTGAACTTCCTACTAACTTCTCTATGATTGTTGAATTAATAATTGTCTTTAATTCATCACCTTGATTTTTTGCAACTCCTCCTAGAGATCTAACTTCACTTCCTAATTGATTTAAAACATTTCCGCCAGATCCCATTACTCTTTGAGCTCCTCCAGCAAAATAAGCTTCCACTGGCTTTAAAGTGTCATTTCCCCAACCGACCAAATTTGCATCAATTAAATTTGCTGGAATTGGTAGTGTTACTGTGGCAAGAGTTGCCTGAGTACCTCCTCTCTCTGATGGTCTTCTTACAATTCCTCCCAGTGCAAAACTTCCTCCAGATTCTGGAGTAGAACCTAAACCTAAATTGCTCTCAGGAACATATCTTAGCATTTCAATTGTCATGTAGTCATTTCCAACATAATCAAGTGGATATTTTAGTTCTCTAGAGTTTGGATATTGAGTTCTTGCCCTTTGTCCTCTGCTAATTTCTGATCGAACTGCAGGATTATTTAATGGACTGCTCCCTGCAGCTGCATCGGGTTGTGCAGCAGGTGGATTTGTTCCTCCTGAAGGTGATCCTGTTTCTGGATTTGTTGCTACAATTGGATTAAATATTCTATCAAATTGATTTGATCCTAAATCACGAGTGGCAACAGTTTGTAATTCATTGTTTAAGGTTCTTCCAAAGTTACCCCGATTTAAAGATTGCTGCAATGCATATCTTTCATTTGGATTAGTGATGACACCTGTCATTTGCCATCTACCATTTGGACTTAATGTTGCAACTGGAGATCCTCTACCCCCAAAAGCATCAGTAGCATATAATGCTTGATTTCCAGTTTGATAATTAGCTTCTAAAACATAAGTTCTGTTAGTAGTAACATTTGGTGTAGTGCCACCTCTTCCAGCACTGGATGCCTGAAAAGTTAAAGATTGATTATACGAACCTATTTCTCTTGCTGGATTTTTAGTGTCTGGATTTGTTCCCTGAGTTCTTGGCATTTACTTTTTTTAAGTATTTATCCTGAACTTTTGATAGTTCAATGCTAATAGAGTATTTAGTTCTTCTTTATTGACTTTGTGTAAATTACCAACTAACTCTAACCAAGTGTAGTTGTGTGGAGATTTCCAGTGAAAGTTGTATCCCCTAAATCCCCAACGAAATATATCTGATACTGCAACCAAAGGATATTGATCATATTCAATCTCTGGTGTTTTAGGTGAATAAACAAAGGTATACAAACTACCAATGTCTGGAATAACATCAACTTCTTTTAAAATATCTAAAATTTCCAGCATTCTATCATCTGGATTTCCATATGATTTAATTCTTGATACAGCATCTGGGGATATTCTGTTCATATTCCTAATTCGTTTTCGGTGATGATTTTAAATTCCATCATACGATCTTTACAATATTCTCTTGCTGCTTCCCACTTGGCTTGATTTTTTGCATACTCCTTAACTTCAGCAATATACTTTTGCGTTTTTCTTTTTTGAACTTTTGGTTGATTAACCTGTCGCATTGGTTTGACTTCAATCACATACTTCTTGATTAATCCGTTGTTTTCCTTTACTTTCACATAAAAATCTGGGAAGTATCTATGCACACGATTGTCGAGTGGGGAACGATATGGGATCCAGAATTCTTCATTTGCCCACTCAAGAATGTTTTCGTTTGTATCGCACCATCTCATAAATCTAAGTTCCCAAAGAGATCTATAAATGATGTTAGTTGGATCACCTTTATACTTCTTGTAATTGCTTGGACGAAATTTTCCTTTGTAACTCATCTACATAGTATATAATCACTAAAAAATATTTATTTCCAATGGCAGGAAATGTAGCTGTAAGGCACTATAAAACATCTGATCTGATCAGCAGATTTGCAAAACTTGCACAAACTTCTCAGTATTATGTTTTAATTGCTGCTGATTCAACAAAAGAAATTAGTCGAAGTCAAAGAAATCGTAATCAACAAATTTTTCAGTTTGATCGTAATTTTGTTAGAGAAGACCTTGGAATGTATTGTAATGAAGCATCCCTTCCAGGAAATTCTTTTGCTACAACAGAGATGACAACAGATTTTCCTGGTGTTTCTCAAAAGTTTCCTTATAGAAAAATTTATAATGATCTCCAACTTACATTTTATGTTGACTCAAGTTATAGTGTAATTAAATTTTTTGAAGATTGGATGAGTTATATTGCAAGTCCTTATGGATCAGGTAGAGCAATTGCTGAAGAATTTGGACATTCATCCTTTAAATTTAATTATCCAGACTATTATAAGTGTAATATTTTTGTAGCAAAATTTAATAAGGATCAATCTCTAAACAATAAAATTGCATATAGGTTTGTGAATGCATTTCCAATTGATATTACATCAATGCCAGTTTCTTATGACTCATCGGATGTTTTAAGATGTTCAGTTTCTTTTTCTTATGATAGATACATTTTTGACAAAACGGGGAGACTTGTATCCACCATGGCACCATTTTCACCAGCAGCCAGAGCAGGCGGAACCCCTGGTGGAATACCACCTGGTTTTGGGGGACCATTTGATCGTAGAGGTTATGATCTGTCATCCTCAGAATCTCTTGGGCAGGGAATTTTTGGTGGTCAATTGAGTTCGTCAGTTGGTTTTCCACCACCAACAGGACAATCATCAACTGCAGAATTTCCGAATGGATATCCATCTCTTCCTTCTCTTGTAAGAGGAAGATAAATAATCACAACTGAAGTTATTATAGGTCATTATGCCTTTACCAAAAATTGCCACACCATCATATCATCTTGTATTGCCATCTACAAAACAAGAAATCAAATATAGACCTTTCCTAGTCAAAGAAGAAAAAGTTTTAGTTCTTGCATTAGAAAGTCAAGATAACAAACAAATTTCTACAGCAATTAAAACTGTTCTGAATAACTGTATTCAAACTAAAGGAATTAAGATAGAACAATTACCAACTTTTGATATTGAATATCTGTTCCTCAACATTCGTGGAAAGTCAGTTGGAGAAGAGGTTGAAGTTAGTATCATTTGTCCCGATGATGAAGAGACAACTGTTCCCATCAAAATTGCTCTAGATGAAATTCAAGTTAAAGAATCTGAAGAACACAACAAAGATATTAAACTTGATTCGCATTTAGTAATGAGATTGAAATATCCATCACTAGAGGAGTTTATCAAAAATAACTTTGATTTTACTGGAAATAATGCAAACATTGAACAATCATTTGATTTAATTGCGTCTTGTATTGATATGATTTATAATGAAGAGGAGTCTTGGGCAGCAGGTGATGTAACCAAGAAAGAACTCCTTGAGTTTCTTGAGCAATTAAATTCAAATCAGTTCAAACAAATTGAAAAGTTCTTTGAAACGATGCCTAAGTTAAGTCACCAAATTGAAATTACAAATCCAAAAACTAAAGTAAAAAGCACTGTCGTTTTGGAGGGTTTAGCATCTTTTTTCGGGTGAGCATGAATCATATTGATTTGGAGTCATATTATAAAATTAATTTTGCCTTGATGCAGTATCATAAATATTCTTTAACAGAGATTGAAAATTGGATCCCTTGGGAACGAGAAGTTTATGTTGGTTTATTGAAACAACACCTAGAAGAAGAGAAACTCAAGCAACAACAAAATGGCGGTTGAACAAGTAAGCACAGACATACTTAAAATACTGGGCCTTGAAGAGACCGATGAAATTGATATGCAATCCTATAAAGGATATTTGCGTGAAAAGTTAGTTGAGATTAGTATGGGAAAGGGTGGTCTTTCCCGTGACGAAGAGATGATGATTCGTGAAGAGTTTAAAAGAGTAAAAGGATCAACAGCAGTTAAGGTTAAAAAAACAAAGGTCAATCCACAAACAGTTTTCAATAAGGGATCTGGCGGTGGTGGAGGGGGTTTAGTTAAATATCGTCCACTAGTTCCTGGTTCAGTTGCAAAAAGAGTAATACCTCAACAGAGAGCAGTAGATGATAGTGTATTGAATAAAATTTATGCTGTTGTTTTAAGTATTCAAGAAAATCTTCGTGCAGAGGAGACAAGAAGAAAAAAAGGAGAACGAGACAGAAGAACTAAAAGGGATAGAGAGGAAAAAGCAGCAAAAGAGTCTTCTCTTGAAAAAGCAGCAAAGGGAATAGTTGGAGCACTAGAGAAAACTTTTAAACCAGTTGTTGATATTTTTAAAAGAATTCGTGATGGTCTAATGTTATTGTTCCTGGGGTGGACAATAAACACTCTTCTTGATTGGATTAAAGACCCAAAAAATACTAGAACTTTTAATGCAATTGTAGATTTTCTTGCAAGAAATGCTGGAAAGTTATTATTATTATTTGTTTTACTGAATAATCCTCTAGTTAAAGCTGTGAGATGGTTGGGGAGAAGTTTGATTTCTTTCCTAGTCAGAATGATTGCAGACCTTACAAAAGGAAAAGGTCTTCTTTCTGGTCTTCGTAGAGGTAGAGGTAGAGGTGGTAGAGGACTTTTGGGTGCAGCTGCTAGAGTTGTTACAAATCCTTATGTTGCAGTTCCACTCGCTGTTACAGGAGCTGCTGTTGCCGCAAATGAAGTTACTGGACAAAGACAGGCAGCAGGAGTTCAAGCAGAAAATAAAGCACGAGCACAGTCAGGACAAGGATTAGGTGTCCAGGGTGTTGGTGGAGTTGGTGATATGGGGAGAACTACTCCATACGGTTCTCTCCAAGGAACTGGAATGATGGGAGAACAAAATCTTGATGATGGTGGGGTAGTTGAGGGTCCATCTGGAATTGATAGAGTTCCTGCTAATCTGACTGAAGGAGAGGTCGTTTTCTCCAAACCAGCAGTTAAAACATTTGGTGAAGATTTTCTACTTTCAATGAACAAACTTGGAGGTGGAACAAACCGTCCAACATATTCTGGTGGAAGAATGTATGCTGCCGGTGGTGGTATTGTGGTTACAAGTAGAAGAGGTAATAGAGTTCTAAATGGTAGTCCAGATTTTCACGAAGGAACTGATATAGCTGCTCCTACCGGAACAAAATTATATGCTTTTATGGATGGAAGAGTTCAAGAAACGAGAAAAGAAGGTGTAAATGATTCTAATTACGGAAATAGTGTTTATTGGACAGATAAAGATGGGTTTGGACATTTATACGCTCACTTGAGTGCTTTTGGCAAAGGATTAACAGCTGGTGCTGAAATTAAAAAGGGAAAAATATTAGGTGCTGTTGGAAACACTGGAAAATCATTTGGACCACACTTGCACTGGGAAATGGCAGCAAATCCACTAGATGTTGGGAAACCAAAAAGAACAGGAAATAGAATAGATCCATTAAGTAAATATAATTATATGACACCATTTACAGGGAAACCTGCTCCGGGTGATGGTTTAGATGGTGGAACCAATGCAGATCCACGAAGCAACACAAATCATGATGAAACATCATCACCGCAATCAACGGGATCAAAAGGAATTGTTTTTGCCTCGGAAGAAGAAAGGAGAATGACATCTGCTTATCTAAATTACATCACTCAACCCTTTAATGCTAGAGGTATTGATGTTCTTCCAACAATAGA